AACACCTTTAGTGGTGCTATAAACTTTACCATCAGCAAAATCATAACGAGATTCACTGAATCCAAAATCATCATCAAGATCTATAAGTGCATCATCTGCATCATTAATTACATTAACTGCAGTTCCACTTGAGTGTTCTACTATAGCTGTGCCATCCTGACCTCTATTAACTAATAAAGTATTTCCGGTTATTTTACGAATATACATTGATTCAGAATCAATTTGAATATAAATTTTTTCCACAAGAGAAACTGCACTGGAAACATCAAACTCTGTAATATTTGGTGAAATATTTTCTGAAAGAACAGTTGTTACATCATTATTATAATCCTTTAATGCACGAGGCTCTGCGGTATATCTAAGTTCTCTAGAGGCATTAATTTTATCAGTATTAGAATAGTAGTCAACTTGAACTTTTTTAATTAAAACATCACTACCATTACCAATTGGGCCAAACAGATATGTTTTTGCAGTGAAATCTAAAGTATAAATTAGAATTCTTCTTGTTGTGAAATCTCCTTCATATTGATCGTCCATTGTAATTCTTTCAAGAATCATTGGAATATCTCTTTTTTCTCCGATGCTTGAAACTAAATCTACAGTTAAATTAAGATGTGGTTGAAAATATGGTAAAATTTGTTCTACAATTTGTAATGCATCCTCATTTAATTTAGACATAATTGAAAGTCTAATATTAATATTATATGGGACAGGCATAAAAGCTTTTGTTGTTTCATTTCCATCCAATGCTTTGAATGTTTGCATTGTACTGGATTTTCTACTTGAATCATATTGAATACCAGTCATTTCAAAAGCCATTCTAGGAAGAGTAATTGCAACTCTCTTTTTTAAATCTGGAACTTGTTCAATTCTCGCTAAAAACTTTTGTACTGGACCATATGCAATTGGTACAGTCAAGATACTAAAATCACTTCCTGCATTATCTTTATGTTTAATTTTAATATCATTGAAAAGTGTACCAAAAGACACAATGGTCTTTCTCAATATTTCGTGGTAAAAATAATTTGATATCATTACAAGTTAAATAGGAGTAATAATTATTTAGTATTCACCAAATGGGTTTCTCTGACTAAAATCAATAATGGAATCAGCTTCCGTTTCAATGGCAATATTTTGAGCAACAAGATCTAAGAACTCATTTGTTTGTACAGTTGATACCTTATAACTGCCGGCCACACCAACAATTGATTCTCCACGTTGGAATGTTCCATCAACAATTGATAGTTTAAGTATTCTACTTGAAGCATCCCAACTTTTAACATATCCAGTTGCACCAGATCTTGATCCTGTAACAACTTCATTGTAATCATAATCACCAAATGTTGTTGAAGTTGGATTTGTAAAACTAATAGAAGGAACTATTGTATATCCAGCACCTGCATTGGAGAATGCTACTAGACTTACTTGTCCTTTAATATTAATGAATGCTTCAGCCTTAGAATTATTGTTTGTTACCCCAACTCCAGTAATTTGAACTTTTGGTGTTGTAGTATATCCAACCCCACCAGAAGAAATACCAATTATCTTTAATACTCCGGTATTGATAACTGCAGTTGCAATTCCTCCTTGTCCGCCACCGCCAGATATCGTGACAACTGGTGGTTGAGTGTATCCAAATCCAGGATTAGTAATTAAGATGCGATCAATTGCAAGTTTTTGGTTAACTGATCTACTTGTCATAATAGCAACGGCTGTTGCGGTTAATCCTCCAACTCCTGCAGTAGAAATTGAAACATTTGGAGCAAAATTATATCCAAATCCATCATTAATTAAATCAATATATTGAACAGATTTTGAAGAAGCGTTTGTTGTTGCAAAACCCACTGAAGCCACTGCAGTTGTTGCTCCAGCACTTACCATTTGAATAGTATAAACATTTCCAAGGTCTTTAACTGATTCATTAACTTCAATGCCTGTAGGATCAACTTCGGATATATCAATAATTTCATCTTCATATTCAAATCTTTCGCATCTCAATTCATAAACATAAAGTTCATTTAATTGATAAAATGGTTTTTTATGTTCAACATATTTAATTTCAAATAAAGACTCATCAAGAGGAAACCAAATCAAATCTCCCTCTTGTGGTCTATATGCAACTTTTCTTTCATTTTGTGGCCACAGTTTTAATAAAGGTGAAATAAAATCATCATATCTTTCTTTTGAAATAACTAAATTTATTTCATCCTTAGATTGAACTCCGAATTTTGTTAGTAAGTCACCATTACCCGAAAATCCATCATAGTTCATTAGATAGGCTTCTATTCGGAAACTATCGTCAAACTTTGATGCAACCACTTCTTTAATAATTGTTTTTTCACCGACAATTTTCCTTGGCATGTATAGAATATCTTGTCCATACATTTTAAGTTGTTCGTTGATTAGATCTTGAATAAGTCTTTGCTCACTCGGAGATCCTTGTAAAAAATAAGAATTGAGTGGTGACATATTAGCCTATGAGATCTAATGGTGGTAATTCATATTCTTCTTTCAATTTTTGTTCTAACTTTTCTACTTCTGCAACTCCATCATCATATATTTGTCTTCCATTGAGTTGAACTCCGCCAGGAAGTTGAACACCATTGAATTTAATCATATTTTGACCCCACTGTTTTTTAATGAGTGCAGTAAGATACTTTTTTAACCACCAATCATTGTAAAGTTTTGGTGTATTAGCTGTATCAATTATTCTATAACAGTCAATAATAACATATTCATTTTCGCCCACTTGAGCCCAATCAATATCTAAGTATAATTTATGATTTTTTTTATTAAAACGAATTTGTGCAGATGGATTTAAAAGATAATCTAAATCTTCTAGATATCTTTTAACCATTGAATAATTTAAAAGATCCAATGCACCATAGTAATAAACATCATTTAAAAATAATTGGTACTTGATATTAAAAAGTCCATCAGATACTGTACTAGAATTTATCTTAAGAATATTATTAACACCAATAATAGAATCAGGCAAAGGTAAATAATTTACACCTTCTACGTAACTTAAAGATGTTAATCCAGCACCTACAATATTTGGAGAGGTTGTTGCAGTTCCTGCTACTATAGGTTGTGCTAAGGTAGTCTTAGTTGCAGGAGTAAGTTTATGTTTTAAAAATACACGATCAATACCATCATAGTGACGCTCATGAAAATATTGAATTGCATCATCAATTAAATTATCAATTTGATCGTCGTCTACGTTTATCTCTAAAACTGGCTTTCCTAGTTGTTTGAGGCAGTATTCTTTCAACTCCGCTCTACTAGATGGTTGCGCCATAAAAAAATACCCCTAGTCTTCTAAGGGTATTTATAAATTAAAGTAAAATTAAACTAGTTTGCATCCAATTCTTCTTGCATTTTTTTGATATGAAGAGAAATTTCTTTCCAAGATGGTGGTTGAGAATTATGTTCCCAATAAGTAAATGTTTTATTTTCTAGTTGATATTTTGCACCGGGTCTTAAATCATTTATTGCATCATTTACACCAATAATAAAACTAAAATTTTCTTCTTCAACTATTTCAAAATTTTCATCGTTAATGTTCAAACAACAATATTTTTTGTGATTAATAATATCAGTTAAATCAAAATTTATAGGATTATTATTTTCGTCAAAACAAATTAAATATTTTTCTTTTAAAATAATTTCATCTCCATTCATCCAAACTAGTTTATAAACTTCGTCTGATTTTAAAATTTTTAATTTATTTGAATCTTTTTTAAAATTTTCCATGTTTTTTATCTAACATAAAGTGCTCCATAACTATGATAGTCAGTAGTGGAACTATCCCAATACCATGCATCTTGATGTCCAGTTCCTCCCCAGGCACTACCACTCCAACAAGCACCATACCACCAAGGTTGATTTGAGTAAGCAGCAGCACAATTTCCTGCATTAGCATCTTGATCAACATCAAATGTTGATAAAGAGAATCCATTTGCAGCATGATATGTGTATAATCCTGGTAGAGATCCACCTAACTCAATTTTAGCTCCACTCAATCCTTGCCAAGCATAAGTGCCGCTCCAACCAGTCCAGTTCCAACTTGCTCTTTTTGTGTGTGCATGAACTGCACCAAGTGGTTGGTATGATCCTGCCACTATTTCGCAAACTCTATTTGTTGAACTGAAGTTTGCATTAGCTAGTTTTATCCATGCATCTAAACCAACAAAAAGATTAAAACTATCTGGTCTACTTGTAGGGAAAGTGGCATAACTTCCTCTATAATTTACGACTCTTTGAGTAGCAGAGCTATAATTTAGACTGTTCATTCCACTAGTATTAATTCTGTTATTTAAAACTAAAATCCAACCACCACCTTCATAGACCATATCTACCCAAAATAAATATGGAATATTATCTACTAATATCCAATAAAATCCTGTAGGAGAATCTGGATAATCTGCAATTAGCTGTTCTGTTGATTCTGCTGCCGTATCGGCAGTTAATCCACTTTTTAATCCACCAACAGGAACCCAAATAGTCCCATTATATACTTTTAAAGTTTTATGATTATCATCATAAGTTATTGTACCTTCAACTGAAGTCAATGGAAGAGATGTAGTTCCAACTGAAGATAATACTAATCCATCTCCCCGAACAATCACTTTACTTTCTGCTGCACCAATTTTTGTTTTAGTATCACTTATTTCTATAATTGGAATATTTTGATTATTTGATACATCAAATAAATTTCCAACATTGATATTTGTATCTATAGAAAATACTGATGATCCACTACTTACAAAATTTACTTTACCTGTGGTGCCATCACTGGGCACTATAGAAATAGTAGATGCACCAAAACCAGTTAAAGCAATTTGTGGTATTCCAGCAGCATTTTTATTGGGAGTTATTAGAATATTCTTATCTGAATTAGCCATTAGATTCCAAACCTCCCTCTGAGTGCATTAAAATTTTGGGTAATTTCTGATTGTGTTAATGCTCTATTGTAAATTTGAATAGGACCTATAATTCCAGTAAAAAGAGATGATGCAGCATTCGGTGCATTTCTTGCACCAATTCTTAAATCATTTGCATAACTTGCTCCAACTTCACCGCCGACGGGATTTGTATATGTATTTACAGCATTAAGATATCCTCTTTGATTAACTCCATCATGAGAAACTGCAACACAATACCATTGATTAATATTAATTGGTGCGATTCTTCTCCAATTCCAATCTGGACGAATAGCCATACTTACCCAACCACCACCGGCAGCAACTTCATATTCATCTTCTTTATTGAATATAATTGGTACATTTTCATTTCCCACCACGGCCGCATTAAACCATGCAATAACTGTTATTTTTCCTGTAGATGGTTTTAACAATTCTGTATGTTTTATTTCTAGGTAATTTGATCCATTATAGTTAATATTTCCACCATTTGCAGTGTTATATGTTGGAGATCCGTATGCAAGTGCAGAATGAAAATTTGAACTTAAATCATTATTGCCATAAATTGTCCCACTATTTGCTGGTGCGCTAAGTGGAGTAAAAGTTGAACTTCCAGAAGTAAATGTGTGAATTGTATATCCATCTACATTGGTAATTGTATTACCACCCGTGGCTTTTTGTGCGCCAAGATATCTAACTATTACTACTCCAGAACCTCCGGTACCACACTCATATCCTGCACTTGTACCATAAGAACCGCCACCTCCTCCACCTGTGTTGGGAGCTCCATTCAAACCTCTTCTTGGAGTAGCATAGTTTCCACCACGTCCCCCACCACCTTTTCCTCCAAATGATGTTGAATTAAGTCCATCTCTTCCATCGGTATGCCCTCCTCCTCCACCGCCGTAATATTGAAATCTTCCAGAAATATTGAAGGGCAATCCATCTCCACCCTTTCCACCCAATCTTACAAAGGTTTCAAAATTATATCCAGGTTCACCCGCTCCACCACCGCCGCCGCCTGGATTATACTGGCTAGTCGGCCTTCCTCCGCCACGACCTCCATTATGTCCCTGGCCAGGAGTTCCAGATCCACCTTGACTTACAAGACCATATGTAACTGTTTCAGCTCCTCCACCACCTCCACCGGATCCCCCAGCTCTTCCATTATTATTGCTATAATGACCCCCGCCGCCTCCACCTATAGCTGTTAATACACCAAAGACGGAATTTCCTCCATCCCCACCAGAAGTATAAGCATTAGTTCCAGGAGTTCCACCATTACCAATCGTAACAGAGATAGCAGAACCTGGAGTTACAGAATAAGATTTATTGTATATTACGCCTCCGCCACCTCCGCCGCCGCCCCAGCCACCACCACCACCGCCGCCAGCGACAACTAAAACTTCAACTTCTGATAAAACATAGTTGTTACTTAGAGATGGATCCAGATATAAAACTAAACTTTCTGGATCACTAACTATAGAAGTTTGACCAAGACTTACTGCCATTTATTTTTGACTGAATCCATCTTTTTAATATTTATACTTACAATATTTGTTTTAAACATTTCCTGGATAACGAGTTCTTATTGTGTTAAAGTTTTGCAAAATTTCTGCCGAAGAAAGGGCTCTTCTATACATAAGAACCATAGCCATATCTCCTAACCAATATCCTGCATATCCATTTCCAATTGTTATATTAGCACCAGTATCCGTGAGAATTCCATATCCATGAGCATTAGATCCTTGACCAACACCATTAAAATACCATTGATAATTAGATGGATTTCTAACAGTTGCATAAACATTCCATACTCCACGAGTAGTTGTTGGGGAACTTGGTCCAATATAAGGACTATTATCACCACCACCATCCCCAAAATACCAACTCATAGACTCACCTTGTTCATGTGTCCAAGTTCCAAATCCAGCATATGCTTGATTCCAAGGATTTCTTCTACCACTGGCTCCATCAGCACTACTATAATTATGCCTAAGAACCATCATTATAGTGCCTTCAGCATTTGTATTCAAACTTTGATTCATGGTAATTGTACCAAAATGGTTAGATCCATCAAATTTGAAAAATCCTCTGTAATCAAATACAGGAGTAGAACCCCAAGCGCAATTATTATTAAATCCACTCAGATCATACCAAGTTGATCCATTACCTGGATACGATCTAATATCACCGGCATCTAATCTTAAAGCAAGACCTCCAGTAACTAATTGAGGTATTCCTAAATTAACCCATTGTCTATTATTGTATATTTTAACAATCTTTAAAGTTTTATCATAAACGAGAAGTCCTTGTTCGCCTTCAGGTAAAGATTCTGTATTGTAAGATTTAAGAGACAATCCATTTCCAAGAATATTTGTCGTGCCTAAATTTGGATCAAAAATAACATTTCCATTTGAATTGACAGTAAAAAGTGATTTTTGAGTTGTATTATTATTAACTTTAAAAATTTCTCCGGAAGATAAATTAGTATTAATTGAAAATAACTGTTTACCTGCATTTTCAAAAGAAATAGTTCCTGTAGAACTGTCTGGAATTTTTACAGAAATTGTAGACGCACCAAAACCAGTTAAAGCAATTTCTGGTATTCCAGCAGCATTTTTATTGGGAGTAATTAGAATATTTTTATCTGAGTTAGCCATTAGATGCCATACCTCCCTCTGAGTGCGTTAAAGTTTTGGGTAATTTCTGTTGCCGTTAAAGCTTTATTATAAATTGAAGCTAGACACACTCTACCGTTAAAATAATAATCTCCATAACCAGAGTCCCATCTTCCTAAACAAATAGGATAATTTGTAAATTTTGGTGTTGCAGTAAGAGTATATGAGGAATCTAATTGTCCGTTTATATACCAATAAATTTTATTTTCTGAGGAGTTATAAACTAAAACAGCATTAAAAATTACATTATTCGTAATAGTAAAATTTGTTATTTTATCTGCATATTCTCTTGTATTATTTGTATAACCAATTGATGGAGCAAGTTTAAGGCCTGTCTGATTAATTCCAAAATTGGCTGTTGATGCATAGTTGTGTTGCACCAAAATACCTGCTAGACCATTAGAACCTCCAGTGACTACTGCCCACACTGAAAATGTTTGACTGCCTGATATCAATACTGATGGGCTAAGTAATATATCATTGATTCCATCAAAAGATATAGATCCGGTATTTGAAGTACTATATGTTGGTCCACCAGAAGATGCAAAAGTATTTAAATTTTCACTTAGATCATAGAGTCCATTAACCGAACTAGAAGTAGAAGGAGCGGGTGTTGGAGTAAAAGTTGAATTTCCAGAAGTAAATGTATGGACAGTGTATCCACGAACTTGAGTAATTGTATTTCCTCCAGTTGCTTTTTGTGGACCTGGATATCTAACTATTACAATTCCGGATCCACCAACTCCAGATACTCCCACACTACCTGAAATAATAGATCCTCCTCCACCACCTCCAGTGTTTGGACGACCATCTGCTCTACCAGCAGCTACAGCAGTTCCACCCATGCCGCCTCCGCCGGAGCCTCCTGGAGAAATACCTGTACCGCCTCCTGTACCTCCACCTCCATAATGATGAAGAGACCCGTTAATAGTAAAGGGAAGACCATTTCCACCACTTCTAAAGTAACCATTTGATCCAGCACCACCTCCGCCGCCGCCGCCAGCAAGAATAGAATGTTCTCCGTTATTACCTTGACCTGGAATTCCTGTTCCACCGGCAGATCTAGCGGACCCTGTTCCAGATCCACCGCCACCCGATCCACCGTTTCCCCCCGCATTACCACAATTTCCACCGCCATATCCGCCACCCGTGGCAACTAAATTACCAAAAGAAGAGTTTGCACCTGGACCACCATTTCCAACTACATTTACCTGGTTGGTGCCACCGTTTCCAATTGAAACACTAATTGATGTACCTGGAGTTACTGGATATGCATTATTATATACAACACCTCCGCCGCCACCTCCACCGCCGTAGCAAACGCCGCCCCCGCCTCCACCTGCAACAACAAGAACCTCAACAGTAGATAATAAGTAATTCAAAGTAGATGATGTATCAAGATGCAGAAAAAGATCATCTCTTATAATTCCGGATCCTACTTTTATTGACATTAATTTTATTCCGATAGTTTAAGCTTCATAAAAAATATTTATAATCCCACTCTGTTTCTTGTAGCATTAAAATTCATTTGAATTTCTTTAGGAGTTAATGCTCTGTTGTAAACTCTTATTGCATATAAATCTCCACCAAATGGTTCACTCGTTGAAGAGTTTACATCTAGTCCAATTCTATAATTTATATTATTGGTAATTTGAATGTTCGCCGTAGAGGTGTTGTTCACAACTCCATTCAAATAAAGAACTATATCTCTATTGTTAGAGTCAAGTTGTCTAGTCGCAGCTGCATGATAAATATATGTCGGAGGTAATGGGTGACTGAATTCATTACCCGTAAAACTATTAGCTGCAAAATAAGGATTGGCAGTAGTTAACCAATGTCCATATCTAGCAGAAATCCATAAAGCGTTAGTGGTGTAACTGGGACCGTAATTTCCAAAAATTTCTCCGTTAGTTGCAGTTGTTATTTTAACATACCATTCTACAGTATATCCGGAATAGTCTCTTAGTATATCAGCGCTATTTGAAACATCAATATAAGAATTGGATCCATTAAATGTAAAAGCACCTCCCCTAAAAGTAGAAAATCCAACATTATTCATACTTCCAGTATATGATAGACCGCTGCCGCTTATATCATAAACCACACTTCCAGATCCTGGATATGAATCGGGTCTAGATGGATCATAGTATAAAATTAAACCATCTTGAATATATTTTTCTTGCTCTAATCCATAAGTAATCCAAGTTTTTGAATTATTAACAACCAAAGTTTTTAATACAGTATCATATGCAATTTTTCCTTTAACTGATGATGACTGTGATGGTTTTATTTTTGGTAGTATAATTCCTTTTCCAAATATGATATTTTTTTGAGTCTTTAACGATATATCACCATTTTGATTTAAATCCATTAAACTTCCAGTCGTTGAACTTCCTATTGAAAGTTGTTTATTGTCTGAAGTATTTGCATTTATGGAAAATAGTGTGACTCCACTATTTACAAATTCAAGAGTTCCAACATTTGTGTCTGGAATTCTCATTGAAATTGTGGACGCACCAAAACCAGTTAAAGCAATTTCTGGTATTCCAGCAGCATTTTTATTGGGAGTAATTAGAATATTTTTATCTGAGTTAGCCATTAGACTCCGTATTTGTTTCTAGTTAAATTAAAAATTTGATTTATTTCAGTAAGACTCAAAACACGATTATATATAAACAAATGTCCGAAATTCATGTTAAACGGATAAGCTCTAGCTTGATCTGGCTCATGGCCTATTGCAATATCCCTAATTGGAATTTTTCCACCACTATTTAAGTTAGTTGCTCCATAAAAATGCCAACCCGCATTAGATACAAAAAAAGCACCATTACCCACTGCAACGCCATCTACGAAAAGACTAGATGAACATTCCTGATTGTAATACCCGGAAGGACTTTGATACAGATCAATATAATTATCAGCATCATCACAACCTATAAATTTTCTCCAACCGGAAACAGCATTGTTTGATTTTGCCCAAAATAAAAATGTATATCCAGATCCACCAGTGTCGGCTTTTAAGTTTAATAAACTGGGAGATCTTTTTATCTGAAGAATGTCGTCTACTCCATCAAAAGACAAAACTCCTCCAAAACTTGTAGTATATGTAGGTGCAAAAGATGCACCAAGAGTATTGGCGGTATTTAAATTATGACTTAAATCATATAACCCATATACAGGGCTTCCATTTGATGGCATACCTAAAGTAGTGAATGTTCCGTTAGATGTGAATGTATGAACTGTATGGCCATGTATAAATGTGATACTATTACCTCCCGTTGCTTTTTGGGGTCCAGGATATCGTATAATTACAATTCCAGCTGCCCCATTCGTTGCTCTTTTGTTGTTATCTGTACTCTTACCTCCCCCTCCTCCAGATCCAGTGTTTGCTACAGGAGAATTTCCAGAATTTCCTCCAATATTCATTCCACCCATTCCTTCAGATGCGTATCCCCAACCGCCCCCTCCAGCTGAATAATATCTTAATGTGCCCGAGATATTAGATGCTCTTCCTCTGCCACCATGTCCTCCATGGCCAAAAATAAAAGAACCTTGACCATTTCCGCCGGCTCCTCCACCGCCGCCGCCTCCATAAGATATACTATAACCACCATCAGTGCCCTGATTACCATAAACTGCTCTACCAACTACTGGAGTATCTGCAGAATACTGGCCACCAGATCCTCCCCCACTAGCTCCGTCTACGGCACCACCGGCACTTCTATGGCTTGCTCCACCTCCACCACCATATGCAATAATTCCTAAAGCACTTGAATTCGTTCCTACACTACCAGATCCACCCGTAGATCCACCAGGTCCTACATTAATATTATATGCAGTAGAAGAAGAAACTGGGACTATTGTTTGAACAAATCCCCCCCCTCCTCCACCAGCACCATCATCGTATTGATTTTCAGATCCACCTCCACCACCACCAACTACAAGAATTTCAACTTCGGTTAAAATATAGTTTTTAGGATCTGATGGATTAAAATGTAATAGTAACCCATCAGTTGAAAAAGTATTATTTCCGAAAGATATAGCCATCTATCAACTCTCCTCAAATTCTACAACTAGTTTTTCAGTATCCTTTCTTTCTGCGTAAACAATATAGTAACAATTAACTTCACCAACGCTTGTTACCTTTACTTCAGAAATACTTGTACTTACAACACTATGTAGAGTTGGAGTTGTTCCAATTGGAGTTAATGTAACAGTAATTGATTCTTCATTTACAAGTCCTGACCAGTAATCTGGAAGTTCAATAGTATCTGAGTCAACTAGTTTTCCTCTTACATATACTCCATTTTCAGGACCCTCAAGAGAACCATATTGTAGTTTGTATCCTGGTTTTGTTGGGTGATCAATTAAGAATGACTTAGAAATTGCATTGAGAGTTCCTCCGCAGTTAATATTTTCACTAACTCCAAGTCCACCAGTAATTATGACTTGTCCTGTAGTTGTTGAAGATGATGTAGTGCCTCCAGAGAAATTAACAATACCAGTAAATGTTGGAGTTGTAGTTAAGTTATAAGCGCTTCCGTTACCAAGTAAAATTGCACCATCAGCAGGAACACCCGTTAGGCCAGTACCACCTCTAGTAACAGGAACGGATCCTGTGTGATTGGCAGAATTAAGGTAATAAGCAGGTCCTTGACCTTGGAGAGATGAAGCATCAATATCACCTTGAGTTCCTGGTTTGATGGTAACTTGACCATCTTCACCGATAGCAAAGGTGGTAGTTTTAAATCTAACAACACCCTTTGTAGAGAAAACATCTGCAGGTGCTGATTTTGCGTCACTGACATTGAGAACAACATTTCCAAAATAAGTATTAATTCCTATACCAGCAGGCGCTAATACTGCACTACTGTATGAACTAATTCCTAGAACAGATGTTGTTCCTATACCAACACTAAATACCGCCTTCTTGTACTCAGAATTACCTGCAAGGACCGTTTGATCATTTGCAACACCAGAACCTAGTCTGGTTGTTGCAACTATGCCAGAGACGATATTAGACGCATCAATGCTATCTCTTGCAAGAAGTGCAAAGTTATTGAGATTACTAGAAGATGTATTAACATGCTTTCTATATCTAATATTTTGGTGTATAAATGTAGTAATTCCACCTGGTCCTGTTGCTGCAAAAGCTACAGGACTAAATGTAACTCCATTTACGGATAACAGTGCATCTGCTTGAGTTTCATGTAAACTAAACGCATTTGTTGTTACCGCACCAATATAATAGAATTCATGTGTTGTAATTCCAGTAGGTGCAGCTCCAAATATTCTGAATGGAGTTCCAGTTGAGTATCCATGACCAACAATAACAAGTTTTTCTGCAGCAGTGTTAGTAACATTTCTTAGAAGACGATGTGTTCCAATTCCACTTCCAGTAAAGTTTAGTTTATTAACCAAAGAGTAATCATAGTACAACTCAACAGAAGAAACACCAACAACTTTTGTATAGTAAGTTACTTGATCAAAAATACCATTTCCAGAAGCGGTTGGCATTGTACCACCCTTAGCATCGTAAATGACTGGATCTCCATTTCCATATTGGTGACCAACGCCAACTACAATCCTGTCAGCACTAAAGTCAATAGAACCGCCAACATCAATGCTTGTTGGAGTAAGATCAACAGAGTAACTAGTTAATAAAGAAGTTGTAAGTGACCCTGCATTTCCGTCAGCAATATGGTCTGGTAAAGTGATAGATCCAGCAAATTTTTGATTAGCAGTTAGTTTTAGATAGAGTCTTGTTTCTACTGAAGTAACTGTTGCTTGGAATTGAGCACCACCAGATCGTCCTCCGACTAAGCCATCAGCAGCAGTTAGAACATCACCCACAACATATCCTTTACCACCTGCAAATGCACTAATAGTAGTTGCAGAATTTCCTGCGCCAATCGTTACAGTTCCATAAGCACTTGAACCAATACCAGTGACTGTTGTTAAAGTAATTCCTGTATAAATTCCTGGGTTAGAATAACCAGATCCACCAGCAGTAATTGAAAGATTAAGAAGAACTCCTTTGACTAGACCTGTTGTTCCGTATCCAACATAATCCTGAACTTGTGTTCCAATACCAATTCCTCTAGGTGGAGCAGTTACAACACCAGTTACCGCTTCAGCAAGTGCAGATGTAATTACATCACCATTTTGGAATGTGTAATTTGTTGTTGAACTATCTGGAATCAAATATTGACTTAGAATATCATTTACAAGTACAAAAGAATCATCTGGTTCTACAACTGTATCACCTTGTTTGAGACTGACCGCAGGAATCTTGTTTGCTAAAACAGTTCTACCACCGCCGACATTAGTAAGTTCAAATGTTACCACTTGTGGTGGAATAAGATCTGCGTTGATTTGTCCTTGAGCGTTCAGTTGAACAACAGCATTTGGAACAGCATTTGTAGATACCTGTTTATCAATAAAGGTTCCAAGTCTGTTAACCAAGAATGATTTAACTGCTAATTGAGT